CGCGTCTTGAAATCCTTTTAAGATGGTCATCCATCCGTCTTTGGAAATCTTGAACCGTTCGGATAGGTCTTTCACAACGGTCAAGTGAAAAAAAAAGCTGTCACCGCGTTCAATGGATTCTTTTAAGTAATCGCACTTCTCTTGGTGGATAGTTAAGTTGTCACCGTCCAACGTTTCGTCCTCTCTAACGAGGTCTGTTGCAATCAAATTGATTAGAACGTCCAAAGGTATCACCTCGTCCTTTAATGTCTTTAGCCGCGTTAATATCGCACCAGCTTCAACAACTTTGCCATGCGCCAAAGCTTTGTTAATGTCCTCAACAGCAGCGTCAAACATTTCGGGGCTAAGTCTAGCTGTCAGGTATTCGTATGCTTGCAAGTTACGTGACAAGCGTTTCATGTTGATTCCTAATCCTTCGGGGTACTCATACCATGCTTTGCCGTTCATATCAACAAAGGCAAAGTTCAGGTCTTTCAAATCCAATGGTTTCACCCATCGCTGGATAATGTATTCGTCAACCGTTTTCGGGCTTACTTTGGAAAGGAATTTGAATAACAGGTCTTTCACGATTCGTTAATCAGCTTTTCAAGTTCTTCAATGCTCAAAGGCGTGTGCCAATCCTTATCCACCGTCAATATATGGCTCAATGTAGTTTATCACCATCGGATTTACCAATACATTGGCAACGTGTCTAGGTGAATCAGCATCACAAGAACTCGGCTTTTCAATTCCCATTGATTCCCAGTCAGGTTCTTCTTTTACGTTGTCTAAATAGAATGTGAAAGGTATCTTAATCATAGTCTATCGTTAATTGTCCTTTTGGTTCGTCTGTCAGTATTTCGAGCCAATCAGGGTTAGAAATTAGAAATGCTTCTGTGAATGTCATTTATCCAATGCAATCAAAGCTGTTTCCTTCCAGTCAATGTTAAACTTCTTTTCGTATGTAGGTAAAAGGCGAGTAGCAAAAGCACCCGAAGATTCGTGCTTGTTATCAACTTTGTATCTAAAGTATTCGCCTCTACCTTTCATCGAACTTTCAAAGAACTTGCCTGTAATAATAAGCCTTTCCTTTCTTTTAAATAAACGCTTTAACCAATCAATCACTTCTCTATCCATTTAATCAACCCAGCGATAACAAATAGCGAAGGAATCCAAATGTAAAAGTCGAACTCTTCCAAGCCTCGCAACGATGCAAATGTAAAGTAAAACACCGTACCCATAACAGAAGCCATGCAGTACACGCAAAAGATAATAGGCTTTAAAACCGCTTGCCACGGGCTGCCTTCCAATTGGTCGTAATAAACGCTTAAATCCTTGTCTGTGAAGTAATGCAACAAAAGGTCAACGCTATTGTGTAACCCTACTATTGCGAACGCTGAAAGTAGTTGAATCATTCCGCTTCGATAACAGATTCTGCAACCGTAGCACTTGAACCTCCATCATAAGCTCTATCGAACTTAACGGTAATGCAGGTTACGCTTGTAGTTGTATTGGGTAAGTAGAACGCATCCTTGTCGTTCATTGTGCCTTCGGAAGTATTAACCCAAAGTTCGTAACTGTTACCTTCCATCTTGTTAGCGAAGGTAATGGAAATCTTACCGTCAACGCCTGTGGTAACGTCCTCTACTTCTGTTCTACCTGTTGCCGTGTTGCGATACCAAACGAATACGTCAACGCCTGCACCGTCAATCCAATCGGCTACGTGTATAGCTGTTGAACAATAAAGAACGGGTTTGGTCTTAGTACAAGGGCTGCAAATACTCATGATGCAAAGTTACGTAATTATTGATTTGTTTACTTCACCAGTCTTAGGGTTGACCTTATACCCAGCTTTCTGAGCAGCCTTAATCAGCTTATTGAACTCGTTATGAATACGGTTCTTTTCATCCGCGAACAACTTAGCGTTATAACGTAGGTTGTCCTCTTGTTCTTTTGTTAGCATGGTGTAAATATACTATATTCTAAGTTTCTGCCTGAACTTTATCCACTTCTGAACCTTTTCGTGATTCACCAAGTACCTAACCGCGTCCATGTGGTCGGCTCTTTCGTGTTCGTGCTTTCGGTTGCTTTTAGCAATTGAACCCGTACCATCAGCCTCTACAAATCGAAGGTCACGGATAGTATTTTCACATCTTGGGTCAATCCTGAAATCAATATCATGTGGCTTACCCTCTGAATGGTAAAGAACATAGTTTAAATCGTTACGGCTATTGATGTGCTTCGGGTTCGGACTTGTTTGTATCTGCCTTGCTGATATACCTAATTCGCGTCTAATCTGCTCGAAATTGCTTGCGTGGTCATTCTGACTAAGTTCCCTTTTGTTGCCGTTGTAATCGCCTGTTATAATGCAATTCCACGTGTGTTCGTAGAACTTGTATTTGATGTTCTCAACCGCCTTGTGAATAGAACCGCTTGCAATTGTTTCTTCCATGAAGATATGGCAATGCCAGCCTTCCTTATCCTGCCATACATGAGAATAAATAAACGCGAAAGGCTCAATGTTAAAGTCCATAGAAATAATCAATTCACGTTCAGGTAAGTGATAGCATGGCTTGATGTGATGGTCTTTGAAGTTGTACGCAAACTGATTCTTAACCTCTATCGCTTCCCAATCGCCCTCAACAAACCTTTGGTAGTCCGTTGGCATCATATTGGCTTTAAGGCTTTCTAAATAGCTTGCAGGAATAAAAGGGTTATCGGTAATCTTTGCCTGAATGTAAGCCCACTTTTCAGGTAACAAACCATCGCGCCACCTATCGTAGAACTTAGCCTTTACCCAATTATGAGTTGGGTTACACGTTGCAAGTATAACTGATGGAACTTCACCAGCTTTTAGCCATGTTCCCGAACGTTCAATCAGTTTGTAGAACGTAGCTTCTTGCAGTTCGTTTATTTCTTCCGCGCCTGCTCCGTTGATTTCAAGCCCTCTGAAACGGTTCAATTCCTTGTCGGTATCAAACGATTCAGCCATGAAGATAATCTGCGACTGATTCCTAAAAGTTACCGTGAACGTGTCTCTATTAAATTCCTGAACGTACTTGTCCAATCCTTCGGATAGTAACGCGGCAAATGATACTAAGGTTGTGCGCTTTAACGTTGGAAGTGATTCACGGACAATGACCCAGCGTGACTTAGGATAGGTTGACGCTAAGTAACAAAAGGTTGTTAGTAGCCAATATGTTTTGCCGCCCCTGATTGCTCCACCAAAAAGAACTATGTCATATTCACCCGATGTCGCTATTTCAAACGCTTTCGTCTGTTTCGGGCTTAGTTCCATTTAGTTTCAATATGAAAGGTTCGTCAGTTGAATGTTCTAACTGTTGCTTTTCAATGTAACCCCTTCTCTTTCCTTGTGTCTTTAGGTAAAAGATGGTTGCAGCTACGTTGCCGTCTTTAATCTGCTTGTGTAATTGGCTTTCAGCAAAGTCTAAGGCAACATCTGAAATTTCTTCAACCGATTCTTTATATTTTTCGTCACTCTTTAACCATCGGTAATGTGTAGCCCTGTCAATACCAACTTGCTTACATGCTACTGTAACCACTCCCAACGCTTTTTCAAGCGCTTCAATCATTGCCTTTTTACGCTGTTGCATTTAGTTGTTTTTCAATTGGTTGACCGTTTATCTTAACGCTCAAAGTCGGGTCGAGTTTCGTCATTCTGTCGATTATTACTTGGCAGTATTTCGGGTCTAATTCCATTCCGTAGCATTTGCGTTTTAGTTGGTGTGATGCAACCATTGTTGTTCCCGTTCCTAAAAATTGGTCTAATACAATATCACCTTGCTTGGTAAAGTGCAACGCCCATTCAGGCAAATCAATTGGAAATGTTGCTGCGTGAACACTTGAAAATTCATTATTTCTATTAGGTGCCCCACGATATATATTTGGCACTGTTCCCCTAAATTTTGCGTTTGGGATTGCTCGTGTTGCATTTTCTTTGGATGAAATGAAAAACATATATTCCCAGGCACTTGTCATAACATTTTCAGCCATTGCAGGTGCTCCGTGTCCTTTATCCCATATTGCCACATCGATAAAGTTATTTTTATATTGATATAAATATTCAATTAACGCAATTTTATTTCCTGCTAAACTTTGAATGTTACAAATCAAATATTCTGCATTGATTAATGCGTTATTTGTAAATCCAATAAGCAAATCTAAATAATCGGATTGTTTTTGATTATCATTATATTCGTTGTATTTATTATCCGTTGTGTGTGTGTTTCCGCTTAACGCTTCGCTTTTTCCTGCATTGTATGGTGGAGAGGTAAATGCCATATCCGCTTTCTGACC